GCTTTGGCCTGACATTGGGAGGCCCGTTCTGCCAAAATTTGCCACTCTAAGTGCAGCCATTTGCTTTCTGGCAGTTTGGACTTGCTCAGTATCGTGATAAGGTTCCCCAAATTCATTTTCTGTAATTAAATTTGGAACATTTTCTTTTGCCCACTTATGATCGTCTACCCAATTTTTTTGCTTAAAGATATTCCACTCTTTTCGGATTCTGTCGTATTCACTTGAATTTGAAGCTTCTATTGCACTATCCCTCATTGCTTCAGCTTCTTTTCTTTGAGCTAAAGGCAATCCAGAAGGAATTTTTGGGATTGGCTGTTCAGCTGCGTCCCATAAGTTTAATTCATCATTATAAGCTGATAAATTAGGAGCAAACTGAATAGCTTCGTCAGCTAGTCTTTTGTTTGTCTGATTAGCAGCTTCTAGTCTTATAGAGTTAGCAGTTTTGTATCTGTTATCACAGAGTTTTCCTGCTGCAAAGTAAATTCTTTTTGTCTTAGCTGTAGATTTGATTGAGCAATGTCGTTGCTTAAATCAAATTGCCTAGCACGTTCAGCTAAGTTAGTGCGAAACTGATCTTCTTGATTGCGAATAGACCGAGATCGTTGTCCCAGCCCTACGCCCTGCATAAAATAATCTACTGGTTCAGCCATTAAAATTCTCCAAACGGTTGTGGTCTTGTTGAGTAAAATGTTCCACCGCTACCAGCCCCTCTATACATTGTTTGACTAGCTGGGCCAGCTATAGTTGGGGCAGCACTACTTC